TCACGATATCTTTCCTGCCGCTTCAACTATTTTCATCTTTTCGGAAATGCTCGATACATCATAAGTATAGTTCTCTTCATTCACTCTTTCAGTATGTCCAAGAAGCGCTGCAGCTACTGTAGCGGATACGCCATTACACCTGAGATTTGAATTTAATGTACGCCTTATTGCATGTATGCTCTTTGTGTGCTCAAATTCCTTTGTCATTGTCATGTTTCTAATGCATTCTGAAATCTTCCTGGTGTGCACTCTTCCATTCTCGTCACTGAATACAAATTCTGATAGGAATCCATTCCGTATCTCTGCCTTTTTCACTCTGGAAAGAACATCTTTGATTTCTTCTGTTAAAGGAAATGTTCTAACCTTATCATTCTTTGTAGAAGAGATATAAAACTCGTTTTTCTTCCGGTTATATTTTTCTGATCTGCAAATGGTTATTATACTTTCTTCGTAATTTATATCTTCCCATTTTAGTCCAGAAAGTTCCCCAACTCTCATTCCGGTATATAACGATAATTCCACAGCATACCTTGCAATATTTGATTGGTTTCGCTCATAATTCACATTCAGCTTATTAATTAATAGCTTCTTTTCTTCATTGGACACTGTTCGTTCTTTTGCAGTTTTAGGTTTTTTCTCTGTGCAATGTTGTTTAAATATCGGCAAATCAACATACTGGCATGGATTAGTTTCGATAACTTTATCTATTCTGGCTTTCTCAAAAACTCCATTCATATATCCAAACATTGCTTTTAATGCTCTGTATGGTATTTCCTTCCTATCGAGAAGCCTTTGAATGAATTCAGATATCTCCTCGTCAGACAAATCCTGAACGGAAACATTCTCAATTTTATCTCCTTCAAAAAACCTTTTATAGTCTGACTCGTATTTACTGATTGTGTTATCAGAGCGACCACATTTCTCCTGTCGTTCTACCCATATCCAGAACCTATCTTTAAATGAGTTAAGAACTTTATCACTCCAATAATCAATCACAACATTCTCGATATCTACTTTAGCTTTTTTCTTTATCAGTTTTCTACCGTTACCATGCGGTAAATAAGTATGCCAATATTCATCTTTTCCCTTCCATATAGAATAAGGATGTTTATCTAAAATCTCCTTCCTCTTCTGCATCTCAATCTTTTCCTGCACAAGTGCTGTATCAAGCATACCATTTTCAATGGCAAATTTCAACAGCTCAGCGTCGGACGTTGAGACATTTGACATAGGCTTCACCGCCCTTTCTCCTTTCCAATATAGTCATCCTATGTATTTTAGGCATAAAAATACCAACCATCGAATATTGACGGTTGGAAGTAAATTTATAATGATTCATATATTTTTTCCATTTTCTTGCTTAACTTTTTTCCTTGCTTTTTCTTGTTGCCTAAAATGTGTTTAGTCCACATTTCTATCAATTCCACTCCGCAAATCATTATTGCGTATGTCTGAATGTTAATTTTTAATCCAAACGGTAAATTAAGATACTCTATATCCGGAAAAAACAGACATACAAACACAATAGTATATAGCCATATTTTATATTTCTTTCTCATTTCTGGTGCAAAACAAAATAAAACAAATATGTATATAGCAAGAAAATATAATACACTTATAACAGAAGATATCGGCAACATAACTTTACTCCCTTTTCTTTTGTGATAACAAAATTATACCATTCCAACCACCAATATTCAATTATCAAAGTTCATTATCTTTACCGAATTTTATCTTTACTAAATTGCATCTGCATTGTATTATAGATATTGTAAAAGGGTGTTCATATGGCGGTCACAGCGCATCTGTGCCGCCAAATCAATATTTACAGTTTCAACTCTGCCTTATCAATCGCTTTTTCAAGTGTTCTTCGATAGTCGCACAGGAAAGCTACGGCATCAATTATAAAGTAAGCCTCTTCCATATGCTCTCCATAATAAGTATTTGCCTCATTGCAAATTTTGTTAATTTGTGCAATATGGTCTTTTGCGCATGCTACATTCATTTTTACCCTCCGCTATATGTTAGTTTATTGTCATTTCCTTATTTTTATGGTATGTATATATTGAGCCTTACGATTAATCCGTTTGATATATATCGGCGGATTAATTAGGAAAGGAGGAAATATCTATGAATTTCCTTTTATTTTGGATTATAGTAGCGATTATTGCTTATATAATCCTAAAAATTATTGATTCCGATAATAATCGGTAAAAGAAATCGTAAGGCTCTTTAAATGTTAGTTATCCAAATCAAGTTTCTGTCCGCAGTTACTGCAATATTTTGCTTTTCCGTAAATCGGCTGATAATGCTCCTGTGTAGAACAGTTAGGACAAACAGGTACTTTTACAAATATATTCGGTCTGTTTATAACTGGTGGTTTCTTCGCCGTCTGCTTCTCCACCGCTTCTCTGCATTCCTCTACTGTTCCGATTTCTCTGTACTGCTGTATTTCTTCCAGCGCCTTAATTGCAACCTCGATCTCTTCTGGATATGATGTCCCACTTTGTGCCCTATAACATTTTAATTCTTCGATTGCTTCCTGCTCCGTCATTCTCCCACCTCCAACAGTTCCGGATTGTCAAAAATATTTCCGATAACCTCCATTTTTGCTACATCTGATACACCGTCTTCGTCAATACATGGTAACAATTCATACCCATTCCACTCGAAGCAGACTGCATTCAGTTCTACTTTTGCTACATCGTCATAAAAATCAGGATGACACAATACCTTTCTTATAAATTTTTTGAATGATACTTTGAAATACCGCACCTCTCCGTCTGATAATACCAATTTGGTAATATCATTCTCCCAAATAAGCTTTCCGATCTTGTCCTTAAGTCCGGTGCACTGGCAGATTGTGGATGGTTCTACAGCGTAACTTTCTCCACATCTAGCACTTAACATAATAAACGGTGGATGATTTTCTGATAGTCTATATAAATATCCTTTTACCCATTCCCCGTTATCCGTCCGCTTTGCACGGAATAAATGTCTATCGTTCATCTGATTTACCTGCCTTTCTGCAATCATGTCCTAAACTCGGTTTATAAAACAATCCACATTTTTTACACTTGCAAACTGTTGTCTGCTGCCTTGTATGATTCTTAAACCAATTCTTTGTTGCTCTGTCATAAATTGTATTACTCAATGCTATTCCTCCACTTCTGACTGTAGCCACTTTAATAAGCACTCATAGCAGTTACAGCTATCGCTTTTATCACAGTTAATTTCTGCAAGTCCGTTTTCGTTCGGACACATCATATTCATTGCCAGTTCCTCATCACTCATGGAGCGGATTCGGTCTGCGTTGGTCTGTGGCTCGGAAACCACCATTTCTTCTACTTCTTCCTCGGTAAATGTCCTCATGCTTCTCACTCTCCCTTCGGCAGATATGGCTCTGGTAGCGGCTTCCATGCGGTAACTTTATAAGATACAGGCTCATAATTGTATGAATGCCACAATGCGTCACTTCCGTATACTGCATCATATACAGCAGATTTTTCAAAATCTTTATCTTTCCAAATAGCTGATACTAAATATCTTTTTCCTGCTTCCGGCAACCGCTCACTGCACGGAATCCAGCCGTTGTTGTACTCTGCGGACACTTCATTTATTACTTGCTCAAAACCGCATAATGTCATGCCTAATTCCTTTGAATTGTTTTTCTGTGCTACCATATAAGCATTTTCTTTTACTTTCTCTATAATCTTATTAAATACTTCCTGCATTGCTACTCCTTCCCACCGGCACGGACAATGTCAATTGCTTTAACTAGATATGGTGCTTTTTTCCAGTTTTCTCCGTAATATTTCCTAAATTCTTTTTCCAACTGCTCAACCACCTTATCTACATCATAGGCGGTCGGTGCATCCTCAATAATATCTGCAATCTCGTACAACATCATTGTGCTGTAGCTGTGCGCCTGTTGTTCCGCATCTTTATTGCCGTACTTTGTGGCATCCTTTAAGTTGTACTGCTCCAACAGAGCATCAGCATCAATTAACCGTGGCATAATCTTAAATCCTCCTTTGCAAACAACTTATCTCCTTTGTAACCTCTAACATATCTGTTATTAAGTGTACTCCTGTTTATTCCTTTAATCTCAGCCCATTCAGATATGGTATGGCGTTCTCCTTTGTATTCAATAAAAACGGTGTTTCTGCGATTATTTGCTTGCTCCTTCTTTGTTGCCCAACGGCAATTTTCTGGGCAATAATTTCCGTTTACATCAATCCGTTCTAAAGATAAACCTTTCTCATATCCACTGGATAACACCCATTGTTCAAAAATCTCAATATTATTCCATTCTTTACAAACAGTAATTCCTCTTCCACCGTAATTTGAATAATTATTAGCTTTTTCTCTATAGCATCTATCCATCATGCTTCTGTATGAGTCATACCACGGCTTGTTGTAAAAAGTTTTTTCTTTAATTAACCTCATGATTGCCCTCCAAAACACTTTTCAAGGCTTGTACAGCCGCCTTATTTGCTTCGTCCACCAAACTTACATACTCCATCAAATCAACCGCTAATTTCGCTCCACGGTCAATCTGATTCATCCTAAGGAAAGTATCAAGTGCCTGTTCCAGACTTCCGTAGTGACCATGTATCTTCACGGCTTCTTTCTTGGTTCCGTCTTTCCGCTTCCCTATGTACTTCTGCTTTAGCGTGTAGTTGCGCGGCTCAATCTCTACAAAATATCCATTTCCTAATCCTACCTGATGCATATCTGCTCCTTTCTATGCAAACTTAAGCTGTCCGCTCTGCTCCTCTTTGATTCTCATGTTTCCAGTACGCTGCGCAATACAAAGCTCCGGAAGATTTGCTTTAACAAGTGCCGTCGGAATAGGTGGACATACTGCATTACCACAGCGCCTCACCTGCTCTGACCTTGGATATTCCTTTCCTGTGTAGTCATGGTCGATTATGTAATCATCTGGGAATCCCTGGCATCCGTACAGCTCGCGAGGTTCAAGCATCCGCAATCCAATGTCAACTATCTGGTAATCAACTCCATTGACCGTAACTAGACCGAATCTGTCCTGTGCTGTCACTGTATCAAGTGGCTCTTTGATGTCTTGCCCGGTACCTTGCCCATAATATTTAATCAGAAATGCTCGGACTTCTCCGAAATGTCCGTCTCCTGCCGTTATGGTGTGTAAAGGTTCTTTAATACTCTGGCCTGTGCTTGTACCATAAAACTTACTCAAGAATGACGTAACAAGTCCATATCTATTTGAACCATCAACGGTCATAATCGGATTTTCAATAGCCTGTCCTCTAACCTCTTTATCAGATGTTTCGCTATGATACTGGATAAGGGTTGGACTTATAAGACATTGCTGATTTCCAGTTGTAATTGTATGTATTGGTTCCTTACAATCTCCGCCCGGATGATTTGTGGTATTTGTTCCCATGAACGGTGCCTGTAACTGTTCTTGTATCTCCATTTCCAGTTCTGGGTCAGCAAACGGCAACTTATCCATTTCTTTCGGGTCACAATATGCCGGATATCTCATTCTGTCTATTGGAAAGTCTGAGCCATCACCAACCATCTTTAGTTTCGGTTCAATCAGACAATGCTCATTCTTACTTACAATCGTGGTAAGTGGCTCACGCACATCTTTACTTCTATCTTTTGTAAATCCTGTCTGTCCTATCTGCACCATATATGGCTCACATAGATAATGCTTTCCGCTTGATACAATTGTAGGTAAAGGTTCCTCGATATCATGTATTCGTGGCTCCTGTCCTTTACGCTCACCATATCCGATTGGAACTATGTAAGGCTCCACAACTCCAAATCCATGCTTACCGGTAACAGTACTTAATGGCTCATTTGCACTCTTACAGTAATCCGACTTCGCGCCGCTGTGATTGACCTGCACAATGAAAGGCTCCGCATTATCGATTACGAATTTCTTCAAACCTCTTGCAATCCGTTCCATTGTCTTAGGTGCCAACGGTCTCTGTGCACGGATACCATATTTCGCCATGATTTCTTCTTTTGTGTCAAATATGCTCGGACAAGGTAATGAGAAATCTAATTGCGTATACGCTCCAACGTAAGGCTTCAACAATCCTGCTTTCACCGATTCACTGTCTGCCGGTCCATGTGTAGGCTCCGGCCATACAATCGGCTTACCATCACACCGAGCAATCATGAAGAACCTCTTACGCATGGTAGGTGCCCCATAATCAGCTGCAATAAGTTCTCGATATTCCACCGCATATCCCAACTCTTCAAGCTGACTGACAAACTTTCTGAATGTCACACCCTGTTTTGCCTTGATTGGTCTGTGTGACCGGTTCAGCGGGCCCCAGGTCTTAAACTCTTCCACGTTCTCAAGCATAATCACTCTTGGTCTGACAAGCCCTGCCCACCGGCATGCCACCCACGCAAGACCGCGGATATTCTTATCCTTCGGCTTTCCGCCCTTGGCCTTGCTAAAATGTTTACAGTCTGGTGAGAACCATGCCAAAGCTACTGGGCGCCCCTTGCATGCTTCCACAGGGTCAACAGCCCATACATTTTCGCAGTAGTGCTTTGTGCTTGGATGATTAGCTTTATGCATCCTGATAGCTTCTGGGTCATGATTGATTGCTATATCGACACTGATGCCGGTTGCAAGTTCAATTCCTGTTGATGCTCCTCCGCCGCCTGGCAAAGTTGTCTACTACTAATTCACCATTAATCATTTACTGCCACCTCACTTTCATCAATATATTTCCATTTATATCCACCACACATATTTCTTTTACCTTTTAGTGTGTTACACAGATTACTCCTGCTCACATGACACGCTTCTGATGCTTCAGCAAGAGAATTAAATACAACAGTTTCTCCACAATCAGAAATTCCCATGATAGGTCTTTTCTTTCTTCCCGCATAATCAACATGATTTGTAAGTCCATTTCTTATAGCATGCTGCATATTGTCATAGTTAGTAATCCATTCAAGATTATCCACATTATTATTTTCCTTATTTGTGTCCTTATGGTTAACTTGTGGGAGGTTTAATGGATTTTCAATAAAGGCAATGGCAACCGCTCTATGAACTTTTATTGTTACTTGTACATTTTCTTTACTTAAAGATATTCTCATATATCCTTTTCCGTCTTTATGCGGCTTCAGAATATGCCCAGTAATCTTATTTCTGACCATTCCCGTATTGCTTACCTGGTATTGTTCTCCGTAAATGTAGGTATCACGCCAATCTATCAATTCACCGTTTCTCATGGAAGCACCTCCAGCATATCGAATATATTCTGCTGTCCTGTTTCCTTGTCCTCGGCTCTCATGGAAACCTCTCCGTAATTTTCAACAAGCATTTCATTCTTAGCACGCTCATAGAAATTCCGGTCAATTTCAAATCCGTAACTCGGTCTTCCAAGTTCCATTGCCGCACGTAACGTTGAACCACTTCCACTGCATGGGTCTATCACTACATCTCCAGGATCCGTGAATATCTCTATCAGTTTCTTAAGCAGACATACAGGCTTCTGCGTAGGATGAATCTTCGGATATTTGCCAACCGTGTCTTTTTCCCACATCATCCAATCAAAAATCATCTTCCCGTCGTTGTTGAACTTCGGGAGCTTGTCACGGTATAATACTAGTGCATGCTCTGTTGCTCCTACAATCCGCATATTCGCCTTAAGCACCTGTGCAGAATAATTCTTACAGAATGTTAGGTGTATACTGTTCACAAATTCATGCTTTTCAGCAGCCTTAAGCATTGTTGGTATCTGTTGAAATGAACAGAACACAATCATGCATGGTGCCTGTCCTTTTTCCTTTGGCTCTTTCTTAAGCATCTTGCTACAGAAATGGAAATACTCATACAGATTGAAATTGAAGTCTGAATTGAAAGCTGCCTTTCCTGCAAGTTTGCTCTCACCATTCTTATTGTCTCCTCCCACATACCACATGGGATTTGAACCATACATATTATTCCCAATGTTATATGGCACGTCAGCTATAACAAGTTGTGCCTTTGGTATTCCATACTTTTTGTAATTCTGCATGGAATCACGATAAATTTCACATTTTACACTCATTTTTCAAAAGGAACCCGATATATCGTTACCCCGGCCGGAGGTTCGGCTCCTTTCTAAATCATGTCAAACAGGTTAAGTTGTACGGGCTTCTCCTGTTCTCTCTTTAAGTTGTCCTCTCGGATTGCTTCCAGTTCATCAATCCTGTCAAAATCGAGATACTTGCAACATCTGTCCTGCTCATATGATTCCATATTTCCATATCCTATTTGCAGAATTCTTTGTTCTATCTTTTCAATACGCTTTTGCTTTGATTTCTCACGTTTTTCATGTTTAAGTTCCTTCGTCCTCTTTTCTTCATCAGAGGCATGGTATATCGCAATGCCCTCTTTGATATCCTGCAAGTCTTGCATCAGGTCACGGCTCACTTTTGATTCAGCTCGAACATTTAGGATTTCAAACTCCCATGTCGGATTGATAAACTTCTCAAAAGAATGATTAATACCGTATTGATAAGCTATTTCATCTTTCTGTACTTTCACAAATGCTTCGCATATATCCATACTGCACGGCTTATCAAAGAATCTCCTACCTTTTTCGATTGATACATACTTGTCCTTATCAAACATGGAAATCTGCTTGTCTCTCATATCTGGAACAACTGATATTTTCAAGTCATAATATACATTTCCTCTTTTGTGGCTGAGTTGCTTTCCAAGAATCGGACAATAACCATTCTGTGAGTAACACAACTTTGCACATGCTGCCGGATGATAACGAAGATGCCATTCTCTCGTGCGCTCGTCATAATACATATGTCTTTCGCAGATTCTTCCGTTATGTGCATCTGAATACTCCTGATATTTCCTATCCATTTCTTCCTTACGCTCTTTTTCAGCCTTTTCAAAGCTATATTCAAAATCATAAGGTTCATCTGTCCTGTGGCACACACACCAGCACTGAATGCACAATCCCCAACCTCTTGTACCATGCAATCTTGAATCATTTTTAGGACAGTCCGGCTTATCATATGGGCACCTAATTACAGGATTGTCGTTCTCATGACACCATTCCTCACTCATGAATCCCATGCCGCTTAGAACATTCTTACCTTTCACATACATTCCGCATCCGGTTTTGTAAATAAAAGATTCGCAATAAATCCGGTTGTACTCAAATCCACCGTATATATTATCAAGTGGATTTCCGTTATTCGAATAACATCCGTGAGCAATATGTACCTTATCCTTAGGATAATTGTCTGTGGTATATCCTTCTGCCAGAAGCTGCTTTGTTAGTTTATTGTAAACTGCCATATCACACCTCAAATTCCCTGACACGGTCGCATTCCGAAGAAATCTTCCATGCGGCTCCTTAAGGCTTCTACATCCATGTCATACTCATTGGCAATACATTTCTCGCAGACCTTGTTCTTATATGCAAGCGTCTTGGAAAGTCTGGCGTCCCAGCTGTTCAGTCGTGCAGAACAGATATTGCATTCTTCATCAAGCCACTTCACTTTTGCCACGGGTTCCTCGCTCCTTTCCACCATGTTTTTATCATGGTCTAAATTACTTCTTTACCCTGCTCACAACCTCATGAACCGCGATAAACTCGCCATCATGCTCCATGCAGTAGCGTTTCAATTCTGCTTCGACCAGAATCTTAATTTCTGCATCAGCAGAACCGCTCGCCAAATCTTCCTCATGCACGCACCGCTTCTTTCCGTTCGGCTGAATCTCGATAATCCGGCAGATGTCAACTGTCTCGATTTCCGGCTCTTTCTTTTCATGGTCTGCTTTCCACTGCTCGCAGATTTCAACGACCTCTTTAAAATCCGAATCGTCTCTAGCAAAACAATTTTCGCTCATCGGACATTCATTGCAATATTTCTCTCCGCAAATCTTATGGCAAATCTCCAACGCTTCCTCCGCCGTAAGCTCCGGCAGAATGAGGTCTGAAAACTCGGTCGCTCCTTCTGTATTATCAGACCATATAATATGCTTATAATCGTAGCGTTTTTCCTTGTTATAAAAATGTATTGTATTTCCCTCACAATTTAACTTCTCTGTAGGTTTCTGTTTGCTGTCATACCACACATATCCTAACCGTTCTGCTTCCTTCAAGAGCTCTGTCAGTTCCGCTTCGTCCTTACAGTGAATTACCATTCCAGGCTTAATCGGTTTTAATCTCATGTCGCA